CGTTGGGGAAGCGATTTGTTTTCTCGTAGAGGGCGTCTGAAATCATTTTGACATACTTCTCGAAAACTTCCTTCGGATGATGGGCTAGTTCTCGAAAAGCAGTCTCACAGTTCTGGATGCACGCTTCGAGCTCATCTGGACACTTGCGCACCCAATTGCAACACTCGAGGATAACCTCAAGCGTCAACGGTGCTCTCCAAGTTCCATCTTCATAGCGGAAACCACGCTTGAGGTAATTCACCTCTGTGATATTCCGCCAATCCGCAACTTCATTTCCTGATTTGGCTTCGTCCGTGTAGATCATTCCGAATGTGGCATACGCCCTCGTCACAGTGTTTTGATTGAATCGTTCCGCAACGGCTCCTGAGAAATTGACGACATTGTCGTCACCATAGCTCACCATGGATACGTTTTCGTGAAACCTTGGAGCTTTTCTCTGCGCAATTTCATCGCCAAAGCAACGATAGTACGCAATTCTCATTGAGACGGAGTTGTAGAACGAGTTCAACACGGTTGTGAGGGGGTTGCCTGATGGTTGGGAATGAGTCAGTTGGATGAACTTCCCTGAACACAAGTGAATAGAGTTGAACACCTCAACCAACAGCACTTCTCGCACTTTGGCATTTTCCGGTCCGTCGTCGTAGAAGGCGTTCGCAACACCTGCAAACTCCTTCATGATTCCTGAATTGAGAGTTCCATCGAAAGTGGAGAAATCACCAGCGAAAACGCGGTCCCCAAACTTCTGAAGTTTCTTGACAGTTACCCACCAATCAGCTCCAAAAGGATTTGTGCCCACGGATTGCTCGTTCGTGATCCTGTTCTCCATGATGTGCGCGATGAAACCAAGGAAATACATCCTGAAAGCCAGAGTGTAGTCCATTGGTCCATGCGCGAAAACTCGAGTTTTCAACGCATCCACTTTCTCGATCGGTCTTCGTTCGTCCTTGAGGGTGTCGCTCCAAACTGTTGGGTATCGAATACCCAACTTTGCTTGTCGAATTCGTTCGTTCACCAATGCACGGATTTCTTCTGAGTAAATCCATTCGTCGGTTCCAAACCACGTCGTCTTACCTGGAAATC